CCCTTCGAGTTGCCCAAGTTCTTGTAGATGAAAACAGGAGATTGCAAGCATCTTTACATGAAGGTAGCAAAGTTTATATTGAGCAAGGCAAAAATAGCGCTGAAACCGAACTTGGTATGGCTAAAAAGGCTTTTAAAGAAGCTTATGAAGCCGGGGATGGTGACGCACTAGCAGAAGCACAGCAGAGAATGGCAGAAGCTACTCTTAAAATGGATAAGGCTCAGAACTTGCGCCCTATTGCAATACAAGAGCAGCAATATAATATTCCTCAACAACAACAGCAGCAGCCTCAAGACTCAAAACTAGACAATTGGCTAGAAAATAACCCTTGGTACGGTGGTGAAAGTTCAGAAGAAGATGAGATGACTGGTCTCGCTTTAACTAAACATAACCAGCTTGCTCGTGAGTTTGGTGAAAAATATGTTGGAACGGACGACTATTATGCTAAGATTAGTGATACAATCCGTAAAAGATTCCCCGATTATTTCGGGAGCGAAGAAAAAACTGAAGTAGAACCGGCAAAGACAGATAGTCCACGCCGTGCCAAACCAGCAGCAAATGTAGTGGCTCCGGCTACTCGTTCTGCCGCACCAAAAAAGATACAACTAACGCCAACGCAAATTTCAATTGCGAAACGCTTAGGAGTACCCTTAGAGTTATACGCCAAGAAGGTTGCCGAACAAATGAATGGAGATAGATAATGAGTACAGGAACAATAACTGTTGCAAACAAAACTAGTCGTGAGCAAGAATCCCGTGATAATGAGGTGCGCCCTATTAACGTATGGACACCGCCTGAAACACTGCCAAAAATTGACCCACGAGAAGGTTGGACTCATAGATGGTGCAGAACTTCCTTAATGGGAGCCTCTGACCCAATGAATATCTCCAAAAGCCGTAGGGAAGGATTCGAACCTGTGAAGGCAGAGGATTATCCTGAAGCTATGAGCCATGCGTCCATTGATGGACAATATAAAGGCTCAATTGAGATTGGTGGTTTAGTTTTATGCCGTGCCCCAAAAGAGATGATGGAGCAGCGTGCTAAACATTATGAGCGTTTAGCTAATTCTCAGATGGAATCGGTAGATAATACTTACATGCGTGAAAACGACCCCCGTATGCCTATGTTTAAAGATAGGTCTACAAAGGTTACTTTTGGTGGTAAGTGATTTTAATTAATTTAATTTTGGAGGTTTAAAATGGCGACATTCTCAGGTCCTTATGGACTAAAGCCACTTAACCTTATCGGTGGTCAGGCATTTAATGGTGGGGTGATTCGTGAGATTCTACTTACCAGCAATAATAGTGCCCCTATTGGTAATGGAGATTTGGTTCAAATTGGAGCATCAACAGCTGGACAACCAACAGTTGTAACTGCTACACCTACAACATCTTCAGTTGGTCTAGTTGGTGTTTGCGTAGGCGTACGTTATCAATTGGCTGGACAACAATTAGGCTATCCTTTATATGCTCAGTATTTACCAGCTAACGCTGTGACTGCTGGCTACACAAATATTTATATTCGTGTAATGGATGACCCAGATTGTTTATTCCAAGCTCAGTCTTTAGGTTCAATTACCGTTGCTTCTATCGGTAAGACAATCGCATTGGCTAACTTTACAGGCGGTACTGGAAGCACAACCGTTAATACAACTACTGGTAACTCAGTTATTGCTTTATCGGCTACTGTAGCTAACACAAGCGCTCTTGCTTGCAAAATTGTTGATTTAGTTAACGCTAACTCTTCATTTGGCGGCAATTTCCCATCTAACCCCGGTGATGCTTATACGGATTGTATTGTCAAAATAAACTTTGGCGTGCATTCATATTATCAATCCGCCGGTACATCTAACTAAGGAGCTAAAAAATGGCTATTTCACGTTCACAGCTCCTTAAAGAGCTATTACCCGGCCTCAATGCCCTGTTTGGTCTTGAGTATGCTCGCTACGGCGAAGAGCACAAAGAGTTATATGAGACTGAATCTTCTGAGCGTTCGTTTGAAGAAGAGACAAAATTGTCTGGATTCTCTGCTGCCCCAGTTAAATCTGAAGGCGCTGCCATTGCTTATGACAATGCGCAAGAGGCATGGACAACTCGTTACTCACACGAAACCATTGCTTTAGGTTTCTCAATCACTGAAGAAGCGATTGAAGATAACTTGTATGACTCATTGTCTGCTCGTTATACTAAGGCTCTAGCTCGTGGTATGTCTTACACTAAGCAAGTAAAAGCTGCTTCTGTATTAAACAATGGTTTCACTAACTCAAGCCAGTATTACGGCGGAGATGGCGTTCCTCTGTTCTCTACAGTGCATCCACTAGTATCTGGTGGCACTAATGCTAATACTCCTTCAACCCAAGTTGACTTGAATGAAACTTCTTTAGAAGCTGCTGTTATTCAAATCGCTGCTTGGACTGATGAGCGTAGCCTCTTAATTGCTGCTAAACCTAAGAAGTTAGTTGTTCCTCCTGCATTGCAGTTCGTAGCTACTCGCCTACTTGAAACTAAGTTACGTGTTGGTACAAACAACAATGACATCAGTGCAATTAACAACAACGGTACTGTTCCTGAAGGTTACACAGTTAACCACTTCTTGACCGATACTAATGCTTGGTTTATGTTGACTGACGTTCCTAACGGATTGAAGCACTTTATCCGTACTCCTCTCCAGAATTCTATGGACGGCGACTTTGACACTGGTAACGTACGTTACAAGTCTCGTGAGCGTTATTCATTTGGCTGGTCGGACCCACTAGGTGTCTGGGGAAGTTCTGGTTCATTCTAATCGAATGCTCCTACCCAATAGAACCCCGCTCACAAGGCGGGGTTTTTTAATTTTAAATTTTCTTCGTAGTGATGTATACGATGGCAGTTTGAGCACAGCACAATACATTTTTTTAATTCTTTGTACGCTTTAGAAAATTGACCGCCGGTTATTAATGAACTAAGGTCACCTTCTTTTTCTTTGGGATTTACATGGTGAAAGTCAAAAGTTGCTGGGTGGTCTTCTCCACATCTTTCACACCTAAGAGTGGCTTTAAAAGCAGCCCATTCGGCTCTTTTTTCTTTTTTTGTTTTGGCTAATCTTATTTTTTCTGATACTTTATTTTCTTCGTAATGTTTTTTTGAATACTCCGCATGTTTTAACTTTCTAACTGCAGGGTCTTTATATGGCATTTTTACAGGGGGTAAGTTTTAACAGGCTCGTGGCTCATTAAATCCACATTACAAGCCCACTTTACAGAGTCTTCAGGTGTTAGACCCATGCGCATACATACCTCTGCCGCCATTGCCCCACTGCCAATAGCCATAAAAGTTCTAACTCTTTCCCACTCAAGGTCATCCCCACAAGCAAATAAACCTTCGTTTGTAAGTTTTAAGAAAGAGCTATCTGATTTTAATTTTGGTTTTACTTTACTTTTTTTATTTAAAAACTCTATAACTTTTTCTGCGTCTACGTAATTACCCGCAACGCCAACCCACCCACCATCTATTGCAAAGACCTTATCTTCAAAGTATTTAATGCCAGTGTCGGTATCTGAAAATTGACTATCTGCCACTAAAACTTTTTGTTTCCAATCACCAAGAATAGTAGTCATGTTATTTAGTTGCCAGTAAGTAAAGCCCTAAATTCGAAAAAGAATACCCGCTATATACGACTGCCATAGACATGTTTCCTTTTATTCCTTGCTCTAGTGCAATATAAGCGTAGATTAATCCAGTCACAATAATAAGCCAAGAACTCATAAAAATCTCCTTTTTATACATTTTAGCTAAAAAACATTAAAAAACATTACACAAAAATAAAAAATAGTATAAACTACTGGTAACTGGGTGATTTCTTATACCGGACTGCCCCAGCAGACGATGCAACGATTGGTATAAGCAAACTTTTGCATAAGGGGTTTTATAATGGCACGAGCAACTTTTGAAGGTCCAATTCTATCAGGTGATACTAGATTTGGCGCCCTACGTAACGTAGGATACGCTGGGTTAAACCAATCAGGTAATTTATTATTGACAAACGTAACGGCAAATACTGCTAACTACGGCGGAATTTCTGGTCAATTTGTTGATTCAAACGCTATTCCAAATACCTCTGGCGTTGTTTATGTACCGTCTTCTTCTACATTCCCATCAGTTGTACAAACTATTCCAGCTGATACAGCCACTAACATATATCGTGGGTTTGTTGCATATCTACCAACAAATAGCCGCATTATTAATATGCTTGTTGATGTTCAAGCTTTAGTTACTGTTACAGGTACACTAACATCACAAACTGTTTACATTTCAAATAACTATACAGCTGCCGCTGGTACACCTACTTATGCTGCTACAGGTGCAATTAGCGCTGTTGGTCGCCAAGCACTAGCTACATTTACAGCTACTCAACTAGCTAATATGCAAGCTACGTCTACTGATATTCTTCAGAGCGGACAACCAAATATTTCTCAGGTTGTATTCACTATTGCAATTGTAGGTACTACTCTTTCCGCAGTTACAGCGGGTCAGTACATATTTACAGTTCAGTATACACAAGCTGATGGAAACATTGGTACAGCTACAGCCTACCCATACGGTAACTTTGATTAATTAATCCGGGGGGTCTACGGACCCCTTTTTACAACTTAGGAGATTAATTATGGGTATGCAATATGATGTAAAACAAGCGCATTTAAACGGCAGCGGTATTATGGTGCCTTTTGGCACCCGTATTAAGGGTATATCATTAACTGGTACTGCCTCTGCTGGGCAATTAACTATTTTTGATACCACAACCGCTCCTGTAACTACGGCTACTTATGGTCGTTCTGGGACAACTGTTACTATTACGCAATCGGCTCATGGTTTAGCAACAGGACAAACCATTGGTATTGACTTTGCGGCGGGCACGGGCGGAACGGCTACTAATGGTACTTACGCAGTTACTGTTACAAACTCTAGTACATTTACAGTTACAGACATTAACAGCGGGACTATTAGTGCCTCACCAACACTTGTTTATTCTACAGGTAAGTGGCTAATGTCATATGATATAGCGGCTGGAGATTCTTATAATAACGCACCATTTATTCCGGGAGAAGGCGTAAGAGCTATTACTGGCGTGTATGCGTATATGGTTAACCTAACGGCAGTTAATATTTATTATGGCTAAGAAAAAAGGTCCGTCTCTGGCTATTGGTAGGGGTGAGAAGTTACCCGTATCTAAAGGGGCTGGACTTACCGCCAAAGGCAGAGCTAAGTACAATGCGGCTACAGGGTCTAACTTAAAGGCTCCGCAACCACAAGGGGGCGCAAGGAAGAAGTCGTTTTGCGCTAGGATGTCAGGAATGCCCGGACCAATGAAAGACGAGAACGGCAAACCTACTAGAAAGGCTGCAAGTCTAAAGAGATGGAAATGTTAATGGCACTAGACGACTCCACAAAATTAGAACTAGTGCAGCTAATTAAAGAGGCAGTACAGCAAACTATAGATTCACATCCATTAAATCCAGATGAGTTACAATGGGTTAGAATGGCAATAAAAGCAGAAGCAGAACGAGCAGAGTTACGTAAAGCAATAATCCATAAGTCTTTAGCCGGTTTAGTTTGGATGATGTTAGCGGGCGCAGGCGCATGGTTAGTTGATTTTGTTTCAAATCATTGGAAATAATATGCCAAGTAAAACAGCAAAACAGCATCGGTTTATGGAGTTGGTTGCGCACAATCCTAAAGCAGCAAAAAGATTAGGCGTACCTCAATCGGTAGGTAAAGATTTTGCAGAAGCAGATAAAGGTAAAACATTTAAAAAGGGCGGTATGCCCGCAAGTATTAACAAACCAAAAGCCCATCATACAGAAGGTGGGGTTCCCAATTATAGTCTTAGTAAACATGTAGGTCTAAAAGGAGGCGGTATGGCAGAGTCTAAAAAAATGGTAGGAAAAGAAGTTGCATTTATGAAGAAAAAGGGAGCTCCGGCTTCTATGGTAAAACACGAAACCGCTGAAATGGGTATGATGAAAAAAGGCGGCAAGGTTAAAAAAATGTCTAAAGGTGGTGGGATTGAGTCTAAGGGCAAAACTAAAGGCAAGGTCTGCTAATCATGGCTGAGCAAAAATACGACCCAGACGAGTATAAGGGCAAGCCTACGGCTAAAGAAATAACCGATAAAATAGCAACGGAAGAAAACAAGCAAGACCGTGAAGCTATGATGGCTCCTTTACGTAAAGCTAAAGATTATGTCGTAGAAAAGTATAAATCTATGACTTCAGACACTCCGCCTACAGCCACTAAAAAAATGGCTAAGGGCGGTAAAGTTGCTGGTCAATTAGCTACTCGTGGTTATGGTATGTGTAGAGGCGGCAAGACAAAATGAAAGCTAGTCGGGGCATGGGAGCAATTAGCCCAGCAAAACAACCTGATAGTTCCAAGTCCGCCGTCTTATTAAAAAAAGGCGGTAAAGTAAACGCAGCTGGTAATTACACTAAACCTAGTCTTAGAAAGCGTATTGTTTCTCAGGTTAAATCCGCAGCAACACAAGGCACAGGCGCAGGGAAATGGTCAGCTCGTAAGGCTCAATTGGTAGCAAAGAAATACAAAGCCGCCGGTGGGGGGTATAAAGATTGAAAGCGCCACAACAGTCTTTAAAAGCTTGGGGGGACCAGAAATGGACAACCAAGTCAGGT